GTGGTTTCCACGAACGCAGTAGACCTCAACTTTCTCGAAGTTACGAAGCATTTCTACGAAGAAGCCTTGAAGGACTGGGATAGCAAATCGGAAAACTTGTTCGTGGACTACCACTTCCAGTTCATCGATAGATAGGAAGCGAGCAACCTCCTCGTTGTGCACCAAATCCCCCATTAAGAAAACAACCAACTTCTTGACTGGGTGGGAATGACGATGAAGAGCAAGAACCTTCAAAACGTTGCGTGTTAGCCTGAAGAACCTCTCTTCGAAGACAGAGGTGTTGTAAGTCGAAGTCTTGATACCGACTTGAAAGTCACTCAGAAGCAGGACGAAAACTTCCTCGTCTCCCTTCCCGTGTTTTGCTTGCTTCAAAGGAGTTGGAGGGATACGAGGAACAATTTCGTCCGCAAAGTTGATTAACTCCGCAGCCAACTGCGAGATGATTTTTTCCTTCCGCATTTTCTCATCTCCTTTTTATTTTAGGGTTCTTAAGTTGAATTTAACAAAACTTTTTAGAAAAGTCAAATGAATGATGTTAATATTTACAATTTAAGGTTGTAGTGACGATAAGTCTTGAATTTCTGAAATTTATTTTTTGATTTTAATGAACGAATTTCAGAAATTAGTTTTCTATAGTTATAGAGAAATTTTGTTGGTTCAACTAAAGCCTTTCCTGACTTGAATTTTCTTGTTTCTTTAAAAAGTTCTTCGTTAGCATCAAAAACGAAAGTTACCTTTTCTTCATCAGATAAATACATTTCTCTGTAACTGAAACCACAAGAAACAAGATAAGCAACCTCTGGTGTATCAGTTGTTTGGTAGATTTGGTTGTTCATTTTTATTTTCTAAATCCTATTTTTCTTATACAATTCCCCCATAGATTTCTTATTGTTATCATATCTTCGTTTTCAAGAATTTTTATGACGAGATATTTGTTAATCTGTCTATCCCAAATAATCGTCATTATGTAGTTCCAATCTGCTTTTTCTCCTAAAATACCGTATTTAACGGCAAATTTTTTGAATGTTTCTGGTTTCCATTGAGCATAGGAGTATGAAGCAGTTCCGTCTCTATCTTTAACATTAATCGTCAATGGTTTATCCGAACTTTCACACATTATCAATTTTTCTGCCATTTCATTGTAATAGCCTGTATTTTGGTTTTCCACAACAACTAATTGAACTAATGAACTTTTTATTTCTTTGAAGTTCTTTTTTACAAGCCATATTGACAGAATTAAAGCCAGAATTAGTGAAAAAATCACTAAAATTCTGGCTTTTTTATTACTCGAGGAAGTCATTTTTTAAGGATTGACCTTAATAACGACCTCATCTTTAATTTTAACATTGGTTTGCTTTCGCTATTTACTTATGGTTTTCTTGAAATTAATGGCTAGCTTACCTCATATGGTTTTCTGGTAAAATTTGGCTCGCTATCTACCTATGGGTTTTTTATATAGACTGGCTCGCTGACGATCAATGGTTTTCTTCTCTCACAAGGCTAAAATTATTATTTCACAATCATATCTTCCATTTGATGTTTTAAAATATCAACAATATAAGGCTTTGACACTGGTAACCTTTCAAGTTCTCTCCATTTGACATACAAATCAACTAAAAATCGTTTTACCATATATCTCCTTGCTCTCATATCAATATGTCCTTTTGTAAGTTCAGGATGTTTTTCTTTCTCATTTTTAATTTTTAATTTTTAATTTTTCTGCGACCATTTGGATGTGTTTACAAGTACCATTTGTTAAACTTCCCAAACAATCACAAGTCATCTTATTATTTTTCAAATCAACGACAACAAGATAGAAGAAATCATCAGGAAGTCCTAATTCTGATTTAGATTTTTCAGAGGGTTTAACTTTGAAAAACCTGAAATTTTTATTATTCCAATCTACAATTTCAACAATTTTTTCATCTTCTTCATTATCATCTTCAGGATTATAGTCATCATCTCCACTCAAAACTTTCCACCAAGGCATTCCGTATATTTTTTCAATTTCTTTTCTTGCTTCGTATTCCATTTCAACTTCCCAATCGTATATCCACTTATCAATCATATCATCAGTAACACCCATAACTTCGTCTATGTAATCGTAGATTTGTTCAAATTTTTCATTATTCATTTTTCATCTTTATTTTTTAATTCCGACTTTTCTTTTTTTCTTGAATGTTTTGGAAGTAAAGATTGTCAAATTCCATATCCCATAATTTGTACTCTTGATAAAGTTTTTTTAACCATTTTTTGATAAGTTTTTCAATTTCTTCATCAGAAAGTCCAAGTTCTGCTTGTAGTCTTGCCCACTCATTAGCTTGATTAAAGATACTTGCTTTGATAACTTGTCTTTCTTTAGAATAATGAAGTTTCTGTATTTGCTGTTCTTTTCTTTTTACCCTTTCTTCTATTTGTTCCCAAGAATATTGGTTTTCCATTTTAAATTTTCTTTTTTTATTAATTTGACTTTATTTCTTACTTCTTCCAAACACCTTTCACAAATTTTATAGTAGTCACTCCCAAGATATACAGAATTTAGCTTTTTTTCCTCTTCGCCACATAAATCACATAAAAAAAATAAACCTAAATTTCTAATCTCTTTAACAACATACTTTTTCAAAAATTCATCATCAGGAATATCATCCTCATAGAATTTTCTCAAGTAGTCATAAACAATTTTTTCTCGTGGCAAATTTGAGTAAATATCAACATAAACAATGTCTTCTCTTTCTTTTTCATGGGTTGGCTTCCAAATAATTAGAATTTTTGATTTTATCATTTTTTATCCTTAATGTTTAATTTCGCCCTGTTAATTATTCATCAACGAAAACCCTAAAAAGGTGATATTTGACATTATTTTTGTTTAGACCTAAACCGTGATATTCAATTTTGACCTTTTTGTTAAGGCAAATATCAAGGTTTTTGTTAAAAATTTTGTCCAAAACAGTATTACCCATAACTCCTATAATTTCTCCATTTTCATTTTCGAAAAGATACATATTTCTGTTTCTGTATTTTCCTCTATTATGCAGAACTCTTCTAAGGATTCCTTCAAATGTATCACCAACATTTTTTGGCTTCCAAAATCCTTTTATTTGTTTTCTTTCTTCCTCAAAACCAAAAATTTCCTTATAAGCCATTTTTTTTGTTTTTGTTTAATAACGACCTTGTTTTAAGTTGCCAATACTCTTTTCTTGCTTCAACGACTCTTTTAAAGTCTTCGAGGTTATATAGTTTGTCTTTTATGTTCCTTTTTTGAAACCTAATTTCGTTGATATACCTTCTAGCGAACCATTTTGCTTGATTTGGAGTAATTCCTAATTTTTTTGCTATTTCAAACAATCCTAGATAGGTTTCGTTGCCCATTATTTTGATTTTTTTTAATTATCGACCTTGAAGTCTTAACTTCAACACCATTATAACATACTGAATGGTTGATTGTCAAGATGGTTGATGTTGATAAGTTGTGAATAAAACTTGCATTGGGATATGACGTGGTTTTGCGACTGTGATTAAGGAAGAACAATTACACACCCCCTACCCCCTCCTGAGACACAAGAAAAATTGTGTAATTGATGGCAAAAACCTCGAAAAATCGAGCAAAAATAATAACATCACAATAATTACACTCCACGGTAACAATTACACAGTGTAACTATTATGGTGTTATTATTTTTTCCTTATTTTTCCTATATTTTTCCTATCAATTACATAATTTTTCAATTGTGTCAGGGAATTGCAAGTGAAAAACTGTCTTTTGTCAAGTCCTTCTAAAATCTTGACATTTGCTTACAACACGGTTATAATGTTATCATAATGAATGAAACTTTGCTTTTCGGTAAGCAATTTCTAGTCGATTTGTACGTCTATGGCGGTTTTAATTTGGAAGACATTGAAAATGTAGGTTCCAAATTTCTGTCGGAAGAAGATTTAAATGAAGTCCTTTACTATCTAAAGATTTTGGACGAAGAATACAAAAAATGGAAAGAAGAAAATAAAAATCTTTACAAAAAAAACGATATTCAAGTTATGGTTGAATTTTTCCCTGATTTGATGAATAATCCAGAATATCTTCTTGAGTCATTACGAGAAAATCTTAAAAATTTCATTAAAGAAAAGGAAGCTTTAGATATTTTCCTTTGGGAAAACATTAAAAAATTGGAAGATGCAAAAGAAAAAGGTCTTCCTCTTTGGCACGAATTTTCAAAAAGATACAACTTTTTGATAGAGAGAATTGAAACTTTATCATCTTTAATCGAATTTCTAGAAACTTACAAAAAAATACCAGAAAAAACAAATTTTGAAGAAGAAAGAGAAAATTTTAGAAATAAAGTCAAAAAGGTTTTAAACCTTGATATTGAAAGAGTTGTCGAAGATGAATTCGATGTAAAAATACCTCATAAAGAACCAGCACTTATAAAATGCCAACTACCAGGTCATAATGATACAAGTCCTTCCTTTGCTATCTATAGAAAAACTAATTCTTTTTACTGCTTTGGCTGTCAAAGAGGAGGTAATGTAGTTAATTTCATTAAAAACCTTTACAAAATGGATTTTTACGAGGCCATTAATTATCTTTACAACAAATATGTATGATTTCAGAAGGATAGAAGACGTATCAAAAAGTCCAATAGAAAAAGCCAAAGAAGTCGATGAAATTGTTGAAAAATTGTTAAGTGCTGAAGAGTTAAAAAACCTTTCTTTTAATCCAGAAGAAAAATTTATTGTCGAAAACATAATTGTTAGAAATGGTATAAATCTTTTCTCAGGTTTTTATGCTTCAGGAAAAACAACCTTACTTCTTTATTTTTGTAAACTTATCTTGGGAGGACAATTTTACCATTTTAGAGTTTTCCCTGGCAATTATAAAATTTGCTATTTAGGGGAAGATCCTAAAGAAGTTATAGGCGAAAAATTAAAACTTTTAAATTTCAAAAGTGAGAATTTTTATTATGGCAATGAAACAATATTTTTAGATGATGATGTTCAAATAGCACAACTATCATATTTATTGAAAAAACGAGGCTTTAACATTTTAGTTGTTGATCCATTAAGGAAATTTTTCAAAGGTGATGAAAACAAATCTTCTGATATTAGGCGTTTAACCGAAAACATTAGAAAATACTTTTGTAATCAAGGAATAACTTTCATTTTTACTCATCACTGGAGCAAAGGTTCTACTTACGAAAACAATGAAAAAGAAATTTTCAAAAAACCTAAATCTCTTTCTTCTCGAGGTTCTTCAGACATTGGCGCTTCCGCAGATATTGTTTATACCATTATCAGAATTATGGGTAAGGAAGGCTTTGAAATTATGTTAAGTCAAGATAAAAACAGATTTGGCCCAGAAATTAAAAATCTAAAGTTTGATTTTACAGATTGGAACAACATAACTTGTATAGACTACTCTATTTCGCAAACTCTTAAAGAAAAGTTCAAAAAAGAGTTTGAATCAGCAATTAAAAATGAAGATGATTTTGCTTTGTCAAGAGAAGAGGCTTTACAATTAGCAAAAAGTTTGGGTTTATCTTTAACGTTATTTCAGGTTGTTATTCGTGAATACAAAGAAGAAGGCAAAATAAGGTCCGAAAAAAAAGGAAAATATGTTACTTATAGATGGATCGGCGAAATTTAAAAACAATGTATAAAGCACTAGTTAATTGGGAAAACTTGCTTAAGAATTTCAGAATTTACAAAGTTATTCTCAAGGAAGTTGAACCATCTGATGAGACAAAAGAATTTAGAAAAAAAATTTATGAGCCAATGTGGGATAATATTGCTCCTGAAATAAAAAAAAGATATGGGTGGAAAAACAAAGAAGAATTTTTGAATGAAATTATTAACAAAAAACACCTAATTTTTTACTATACAAGAGATGGAAGGTTAAGATGTACCTGTTTAGGCTATAAATCGGCAAAAAAAGTTGGTAGAGTTTGCCATCATTTATATGAGTTTTACAAAGAAGTTGGGGCTGATAATGAAACTTTAGAGAAAATTATGCCAAGGAAATTAAAGTTTGCATTAAAAAAGAAAAAACAACAATGATTTACATACAAGGAGATATAATCTTCAAAAAAATTTCCAAAGAAGAATACTTAAATGAACTTAAGAAAGAAAACTAATGGAAGAACAAAAAACAATTAAAGTTTGGGTAGATGGAGGTTCAAGCGGAAATCCTGGTAAAAGTGCAATAGCTTTTGTGATTATAGGAAATAATCTTACAAGAATGTATGCCAATTTGTTAAAAAATGAAGCAACAAACAATGAAGCAGAGTATCTTGCTCTAATAAAAGCTTTAATGGAACTTTTGAATTATAAGATTAATTTTTCTGATTATCATCTTGTAATTCATAGTGATAGTCAATTAGTTGTTAATCAGGTTAAGGGTTTATGGTCTATAAACAAAGAAAAATTTGTAAAATAGGTGAAAAAAATTAGGAAAATGTTATCTTGTTTTAGGTCTTGGGAAATTAAATGGATACCCAAAAAAGAAAACAAAATTTGCGATGGGCAAGTTAAAGCTATTCTTTATTGGGCGAAAAGAGTAAAATAAGTTGAACTGCTCTAATTTAAACTGCTCTAATTTAGAGGTATTTTAAATTTGTTTGAAAAATTTGAAGTTGAAAGGTTGAATTAGATATTCCTCGAATGGTTGGTTATAATAGAATTAGTTTTGAAAATTAAAAGGTCGGTAATTAAAAATTAAAGATTAAAAATGGCTGCTCGTAATTTTTATAAAAAAAATGCTTCATTCTATTATGTTTTTATCGGCCAAAATGAAATTGAATATGAGAATTTTTATTTAGAGTTAGGGTCGGAATTAAAAAAACTTGGTTATTTTTTCTATGATAAACAAGGATGGCGAGAGTGGATTGGGAGAGATGCTTTTGTGATAGCAAGAAAAGACATTAGTTTTTTTTATGGTAAAAATAAAATTGGGTGGGGAAGTTTAAGAATTGATTCTATTGTGAGAATATGTTATTATGAAGGAATAAACTTGGATTGGGATTGGGAGTTTATATTAGAGGATGAAAGTCATTTCAAGAGTTGGGAATTAACAGAGGAAGATATTAAAGATTTTGGTTATTATCTTAAAAATGGTTTTGTATATGATGGTCATGGTAAGCTTCCCATAGATTATTACATAGGAAAGTATCTCATAAAAAATTCCTCTAAAGTATATGAGAGAATAATGAAAATCATAGATAAAGAAACTGAGAAATTAGAAAAAGTTTATGAAAAATTAACTGATGTATATCAATTAGTTGCAGTTTTTTCCAATGGTGAGGCAATTTATAGTAAAGTTGTAAAGAAATGAATGACAAAATAATTTATCTTTTATCAATTTTCTTATTTGCTTTATTGTCTTTACTATTCTATGGCAGAGATTGAAAATTGCGGGCGATATGTTGTAAAGATTGAACACTACAAGCAGGCAGGGAGGCAGGGGCGGGTCTTTCTCGGTCGCTCATTAAATAAATTAGGGCTTAAAATGGATTTTTTTGAAGATTTAATAATTTTAGGGCTGGTATTGTTGTGGTTGTGGTGGCTCTCAAAATAAAAAAAATGTCAATGGGTCATAATTAATAAAAAAAATAAAAAATGAATAATAAAGTTAAAAATTTAAAAAGTTTAATAAAAAGAAATTCGCAATACATAGGAACCTATTTTGATACGGGTTGGATGTGGGGAAGGAGGAGTTTAAGTATTGTAGCAGATTCTGATTTAAAAGATATACTTGAAAATGACGAAATAGCAATAGCGATTTTATATGATACTTTGACAAAGTTCGATTGTGTATATGAGGAAAAATTAAATTTAAAAGAATTTGTAAGTTTATATAAATTTTTAAAGAAAAATTTTGAAGTTGATATTTTCTATGATGGAGACGATTTAGTACTAAGCTTAGGAGTAAAAGAAAATATGAATAATGAATAAAAAATAAAAGAGAAAAAAAATGGTGTAAGCAATAAAACATTTGAAACAAGAAAAAAGAGAGCTCGGGCTTCACAGCTCGGGCTCTTTTTTTAAACGGGCAAATGTAAGAAAAGAAAAAAAGAAAAACAAAAAAATAAAAGAAAAAGGTGAAATAAAAGAGGTGAAAAGAAGGTAAGGCAAAGAAAACGAAAAGAAGAAGAAGAAGAAAGTGGGATTAGTATATTTCTCCTCTAAAAAGAAGAAGGTGGATTAGTATGGTATATAGAAGGGTGATTAGTAAAGTATATATTACCTCATTGGTAAAGTATAGAGAAGGTGGATTAGAAAAGTATAGAGAAAGGTGATTAGAAAAGTATATAATCCCCAGCTTTTTGAAAGGCCTTTAAGTTTTCGGGGAAGTTTCAAGCTTTTTTGACAGAAAGGTTCCTGAAAAGCTAGTTTTTGCTTTGTTTTTTGATCTTTTAGGTTCGCAGAAGGTTTATTTTACGAACTTTGAAAGGAGTTTTGGCTTGTTTTTTAGGCTTTTTGGCTTGTTTTTACAGGTTTTAAGCTCAATTTTTCTCTTTTTAGCTTGTTTTTTTGTAATTTTTGTGTCTTTTTTGTTGGTTTTTTGGAGTTTGTTTTGATGTTTTAGGTGAATGATTTTGGACTTTTGTATGCTTGTTTTTGTTAGTTTAAGGTTAAATTTTTGGTTTTGGGGCTTGATTTTTTAAGTTTTTGGGTTTAAAAAAGTAAGAAAAAACGAGAAAAATTTAGGCTTTTATGGTTGAGTTTAGGCTTGGGATTTGGATTTTTGCCACAAGGTTTTGCTTTTTGATATAATTTTTGGGTTATTCCCCCCTCATTATGTGACCCCTTTTAGCTCTAACCTTGTTCTTTAGAAAGCTTAATACCCCCTTTTTGAGCTAATTTTTTGATTTGTTCGATTTTTCTTGAAAAAATTGGTTTTTTGAATTACTGTCCTCCTTGCTAAAAAAGGCCTAAAATAAAGGGTTTTTTAATGCTAATTATGGTTATTTTATGGGTGGATGACTCTATTTTGCTCTGAGACAAATTTTTTTTAGCGGGCAAGTATCTTTATATTTGACATTCTAAAAAGTTTTCTCTCAGAGCAAATTTAGAGGGCTAACGGAGATTGTGTATTTTCTAATCTTTTTTCAGCAATTTCACAATATTTAGGATTTAAGTCAATTCCTATATAGTTTCTTCCTAAATTTTTAGCAACTACACAAGTAGTTCCACTCCCACAAAATGGGTCTAAAACAATTCCGTCTTTAGGACATCCTGCTAAGATGAAGAATTCTGCTAATGAAGTAGGAAATTTAGCATAGTGTCCAGAGGGAACTGAATATTGATTTTCAACCTTAAACATTAAAACATTTGTAGGATTTGCTCCACTTAGTTCTTTTGAAAGCTGAATATTCCAATTTTTTACTTGAGAAGCTATAGAATATCTTTTTCTAAATTTTTCTACTTCAGCCATAGTTTTTTTATGTGGATTATCCTCTTTATAAGCTTCTACCATAGGATTTTGATGGCTTAAGCTAGAACTTCTTTTAATTTGAGTTTTAATTTGAGATAAGTCAAAGTAATATTTTTTAGACTTAACAATTTGGAAAATATATTCAAAAGCATGTAAAAGTCTATCTCTAACTGGAAATGGCATTGCAGTTCCTATTGATGTTTTTTCGGGGTATTTAGTAATCTTTTTAGCCCAAATAATAACATCTCTGATTATTACTCCCCTATTTTGGAGTTCTATTGCTATTCTCATTGGTAATAACAATCTTCCTTTCTGTTGAAGCCAATTATCTTTATATTTGCCTCTTATATTTACTCTGTGGTTATAGATTTTGTTGAATTCTTTATTTAATCTGTCTGTTCCCCCTTGATGAGACGAAGTATAAAAAACATCTCCTAAATTTAGAAAAAAAACTCCAGTTTTTTTAAGAACTCTTATACATTCCAAAGATATTTCCACAATTTTGTCAATGTATTCTTGTGGATGGTCTTCTAGGCCTATTTCAAATTTTTTGTTTTCATCAGTCTCTGGCAAATAAGAACGGCAGGACCAGTAAGGAGGAGAAGTTATAATACAATCAATAGAATTGTCTGGAATTTTTTTTAAAATACTGAAACTATCGCCACATATTATTTTATTTTTGAACTCTTCTATGTCTTTCATGTTATTTAATTTTACTCAAAAAACTTGACAAATAAGAAAAAGTGTATTTATAATTTAGATGAAAGATGACAGAAGTTAGTCAAATAGAACAAGCAATTAAGAACTTAATCAAGTTAGTTTTTGGAGTAGATGTAAGCTTAACTTCAAAACAAACCCTAAAAGGATTAGAAGTTGTGATAGATTGTGCTGGTGAATACAAGGGAAAAATATTGGGTAGAAAAGGAAGAACAATGAAACTTCTCCGAAGAATTATAAAAATTATGGGCAAATATCAGTTCGATGCCAATGTTCTAGCAGTTCTAAAACCAGATAATAAGTCTTAATTTCTTGGCTTTTTGCTAAATGGCTAAAGCTTACCAAAACATAAGACAACTTTTTAGTGATTATAAGCTTGAAAAGTTTATTGAAGCTATTGGCGAAGATAGACTTATTGAATTTTTTCAAGTTGAGGAAATTATTGCAAGAGAAAAAAACAAGGAAGACAAGAAAAAACTTATTCCAGAATGGTTTGATGAAAAATTTCAAGAAGTTTTTGGCTATAATCCTCAAAGAAGCATAGGAATTGCGAGAATGTTGGCAGTTAATCTTGGTAAGTTTTTACAAAGAAATCCTGAATACATTACAACTAAAATCTATAACGCCCTTACCGAATTAAAGAGTTTTTATTGGGTTGTAAGACATTATCAGATTGACGCTAAAACTGGGGCAATTGTTCCAACACAAAGAAGGCTAAGAGATTTGCAATCAATAGAAATCATTAAGGGACTAGATTTGCTTAAAAGAGTGGAAGAAAAAATAGCTCATATGTTAGATTTAGTAACTCCGCAATATCTCAAAAAACTTGCCAAAGAACATCCAGCAACATTCTTTACCTCTCTAAAAACGATGTCTTCTTTGTATCACATTCTCTCTATTGACTACAAACCCGACGAAGAAATGATAAAAAGTTTGAAGATTGTGGAACAAGACCAAAATAATCCTGAAAAGAAAAAAGAATTTTTGTTAAAGTATGTTAGAAGAAGTAATATCAAATAAGTTCTTTAATTAACTTTCTCAATTAATATGCCAAGACTGCCAATTAAAAAATTGGGGACTTTACTAAGAGATGTTTCTGAAAGTGCTATGCAGAGAGTTAAAAACAAGTTGGCTGATATACAAAGAGCACGGTTACAAAAACAAGCAGAGTCTTTATTATCAAAAGTTGAAAAAGAGGGTCATGTTTATGGTTTGCACGTAAAGGGTGTAGGTAAATGGGCAATATATCCTCATCCTCGTTATGGTCGTCCAGAGATAAGATTTAAGCATGAGCAATGGGGCAGGGGAGAGTTTACAAATCCTCTTTGGGAGTTTGTAGATGTTACAAAGGGTGTAAGAAAAAAAGAGAGTCCAGTGTGGGAGTTATCAGAAGTATTGCGTAAAAAACCTAAGAAAATAAAATTTCGTGATGTTAAAGGTGTAATGGATTGGCTTAAGGAATAAATGTTAAATGAATTTAGCAAAACTTCAAGAATATCTCAAATCAGAAGAATACCAGAAATATATCGATACAAGATTTGAACTTTTAAAAGCTGCTGAACTTTCTTACGAAGCAAGAGTTTATCTTTACCGAGAATTTCAGAAAAACATCTACAAATGGATAGAAATCTGCGGTTGGGTATATGAACCAAGAAACATTCAAGAACCAGATATTATTTTTGTTCCCTTTGACTATCAAGCAGATTTGATTTATAGGCTTGAAAAAGCATTTTACGATGGTGATGTTCTTTATATAGAAAAATCAAGAGATATGGGAGTTACTTGGACCATAGTTCATTGGCTCGTTTATCATTGGCTATTTACAGAAAAATTTTCAGCTCTTATAGGTTCAAGAAAAGAAGTAGAAGTTGACAATAAAGCAATTTCGAGTATTTTTGGCAAGATAAGATATCTTATTTATGCTCAACCTAAATGGCTTTTCCCTAAAAACTTCAAAAAGAAATTTCACGACAATCATATGAAGTTAATCAATCCTGAAAATGGAAGTGTATTATACGGAGAAAGTGCTAATCCTAACTTCGGGAGGGGTCATAGATGTGTTACTGGTGATACTTTAGTCTTAACTGACAAGGGATTTATGCCAATTAAGAAAATTGTTGATGAAATGTATCCATATGTTATTGACGAAAATGGGGAGAAAAAGAAAATTTTGAGGTATATTAAATTGCCCCCAGAAGAAATCATAAAAGTCAGATTAGGGGGTAATATTGTTCTGAAGGGAACAAAAGACCATCCCGTAAAGGTTTTAAGAAACAAAAAAGAAATTTGGGTTCCCCTAAAAGATTTGAAAGTTGGAGACAAAGTAAAAATTTTTGATGTAAGAAAAATCCCTCAATTGATAAATTCTGATTATTACAGGATTGAAAAGCTGGAAAGTAAGGCGACTGATAATAATATCCCCTCTCAAATACCTACTGTTTTAAATGAAGATTTGGCAGAATTGATTGGACTTTTAATTTCAAAGGGAAGTATTGTAAATAGTAGCACTATTCAATTTTCAAATACAAACACGAAGATTATTGAAAGGTTTATAGAGTTATTGCGAAAGAATTTTGGTGAATTGAAATATTCGGTTAGAAAAAATGAAGAGGGAATTTTTCGGGGGCATAATTGGAAAGATAGGATAATTGTTAAAAAGAAGCCTTGCTATGACGTTTATATCCATTCTTCATTTGTGAAGAGACTATTAGCAAATTTCGGGGTTGGTTATTATTATGCCAATGACAAAGAAGTTCCATTTCCTATTTTCATTTCTCCTCAAAGAGTAAAAACAGCATTTTTAAGGGGTTTGTGGATAGGAGATGGTAGTGTTTGCTTAAGTTCTTTCAATAAAATTTTGAGATATACTTACCATACTTCATCTAAAAAGTTGGCAGAAGGAGTTAGGTATCTATTGTATTCTTTGGGTATTTTTGCGACAGTTACTGAAAGATATGATAAAAGATATGGGACGAACATATATAGAGTAGAGATTATGGGAAAACAAGGAGAAAAGCTAAAGGAATTAATTGGTGACTGCTTTAGAAATCCAGATTTTAAATCATATAAAAAACCTTCACGAGAAATGTATGATTCGTTGTTTAATTACAGAAATGTTAGAAAAATTGAAAAATTGCCTCCCGAAGAGACTTATGATTTAGAAGTTGAAGGGCATAACTTTGTAACTAATCTTATAGTTTCTCATAATTGCTCAGTTGTTTATATGGATGAATTGGCCTATTGGCCATATTTGGAAGAAAGCTTGAGAAGTGTTCAAGATACTTCAAAGGTTAAAATCTATGTTTCGACTCCAACAGAAAATCAATTCTTAAAAAGATTTGTAGATAACTTAAGAGAACAAGGTAAGGTTTTCACTTTACATTGGAAACAACATCCATTCAAAGACGAAGAATGGTACAAAAAGGAATTTGAACTAAGAAAAGAAGACCCCTTATCATTTTTAGCAGAATTAGAACTTTCTTATGATGTTGACCCTAAACTAAGGTATTACCCTGAAGCTTACGAATGCCAGATAGAACCCATAGAATTTGACCCCAAATTACCACTTTTTGCTTCAGCCGACTTCGCTGGTTTCCAAGATTATACCGCCTTATGCTGGTATCAATATGACCCATTAAAAAACGAAATTAGAAATCTAACTGCTATTGCTGCTCACGGAAGGTTAATGCCAAATAAACTTCTTATAGATTGGTGGCTTCCATTTCTTAACCCTGAAATTCCTTATGACAAAATGTGGTATAATGAATACGAAAGAGAATTTTTAGAAAAAGTAAGGAGCTGGGGTAAGCCCAAAATTGTTTTTGGAGAACCAGCCCATAGACAGGTTTCACAAGTAGCAGGATACTCTTTTGAAACAATTTTGAGGAAAAATGGCATTAATTTTCTCATAGTTAACATAGGAACTTCTCACGAAATCAGAAAAAGAGCAGTTCAAAAGTATCTAAAGATTACAAAGTTTAATGCTAATGATAGTGGTTCTTTAAGACTTTTAGATGCTCTTAAGTCAGCAAAAATTTCAGAAAGAAGTTTAAAGGGAACAACAGAAGGGAAAATAGTTCCATTACATATTTCTCCTGAAGCAGATTTGAGGTCGGCACACGAAATGTTTTGCTTGGGCTTTGATGTATTTTTCAAAGGTAATACATTGGGTGGACCTAAAATTTCAACTTATGCTAAGCGCTATTAGATATTTAGTTTCAAGGGTTCAACTTCTAGATGGCAAAATTGGTGCTTCTTGGTATCCAGAAAATAGACAATTGACTTTTTATAGGAACAATGTGATAATTGGGACATATACTTTTGAAAGTTCTGAAGATGTTTTCCAAAGACTTCCCATTATTGTTGATGAAATTAAAAGAAGGCTAGTTGTTATAAAAGCTCCATCATTAGCATACCATTTGGAAAAAACTTGGCAAAGGACAAGATTTAAGCCAGGATTTAAACACGGAATTGAAATAAATGGCCAATAACAACGAAAAAATTGTTTTAGAAAAAATAAAACATTTTACGGATGATGAAATTGAAGTTATTTCCGAGGTTTATGATAAGTATTATCGTTGGAGAAACATACATTATTCCACTTTTGATGAATTTGGTGGCAAAACCCTAAAAGAATACATTTCAGAGGCAAGAGACAAATTTTATGGAAAGGTTCCAATTTCTACTGCTTATGAACTTACGGGAAGAAAACTTTATTTTTCTCAGGAATATAGAGTTGCCGTAGAAAGAGTTTTAACTTTCATAGTAAATCTTTCTCTCAATCCTCAATTTTATGGAATTGAGGGCTTTGATGTCCAATTAAGCTCTTTACTAAATGGTTTTTTCAAATTTTTGTATCGCTCCACTAAAGACAAAATCCAAAATTTCTTACAGTTTTGGCAAGCAATAATCGATGGAACTGTTATTGTTTATGTTGATGCTCGCTACAAAACAAGAAAATACAAAGATGTAATTTATTTTGACCCTCAAACATATGAAATCAAATACGAGGAAAAAGAAGATAAAATTTTCGATAAAGAAGAAAGAATTGTCAATTTAGATGATTTCTTCTTCCCTAAAATTTACGAAACTGATATTCAAAAACAGGAGGAAGTTATAGAGAGAGTTTATATGAAATGGACTGAATTTCAAAGAAAGTTTGGGCAATATCCAAATGCCCAATATGTTTATCCTGGTATTAGACTTTCTCCTGATAGTTTGATAGCACAACTGATGGATAAAACAATGCTTATGCAAGATAAGGTTGAGATTTTAAAATACTACAACCGAGCCAAAGATGAGTTTGTTGTGATAGCTAATGGTATTTGGATAAACCCAGTTAAAGAAGGCAGAAGATTAGTTAAATCTCCCCTACCTTGGAACCATAAAGAACTTCCTTTTGCCTATACGGTTTACAAACCAATTTCTAACAACTTCTTCTATGGCGCTTCTATTGTTCACCAAATAAAATCTCCTGTAGAAGCCATTGAAAACTTAATTGAAATGTCCCTAGAAAGAATATGGAAGGCTATAAATCCTCCAATCGTTACTGCTGACCCAACAGTTCCCGAGGGTAACTTCTCATTGGAAGGAGGAAAAATTTATAGTTTTCCTATGGCTGATACCTTTAGAGAAATACAGATGAACCAATTAGACCCAAGCGTGTGGAATATGAATGTTTACCTTCAAGGTGTTTTAGAAAAGATTACAACTCCACTGGTTCCTCCTGCTACACCTACAAGACAACCCAAATCAGCAGCAGAAAATCTATTGAGGCAACAAGCAATTCAGCAATCATTCTCTCTTCCTAAAATCTTTTATCAAAGCTTATTAGAGCAAAAAGCAAGATTACAAATTAAAAACCTTTTACAATTTATGACTTCTGTTGATATGCAAAAGGTTGTTGGGGAAAGAAAATTCAGAAATGTTATTAGGGTTAATGAAGTTCCATCTCCTGTTGGAGTTGCTAATCTTGAAATAAGGGTTACTGATAATGAAGAAACTCTTGCCTCTCCAGAGGCCTTAAGACAAGAAAAGCTTTTAAGGGCAATAAGTAACAAGGAAAATATCGAAATTATAGAGGTTACTGCTGAAATGCTTAGAAACCTTGATTTTGATATTGCTATAAGATTTGATTTGGAACAAACACCTCAAGTTCAAAAAGCACTATTTATGGAATTTGCGCAATTGTTACTTCAAATGTTCCCAGATATTGTTGATAGAAGAAAGGCTGCTGTTAGATTATTCGAAATTTGGAATGAAAGTCCAGGTGATTGGCTTATAGACGGGGTTTTCGAATATTTGTTAGGTGGAACTCCAACACAATCCCCAACAACTGAACAAGGAGTTCAACCATTTATTGAGATGCTAACGAGGGCAGGCGGAGAAAGTGTAGCACAAGGAGTTAAGGGAGGAAGGCCTGGTTATGGTTCAAGAAAAAGAAAAACTACATTTGCCGATTTAACAGACTTATTAAATGTGGGTGAAGCAATTTAAAAAATTTTTAATCAGATTGTTAATGGATAAAGAAATTGAAAGAGATTTAATTGATAGAAGAATTGCTACTTATTTTGATGATGAAGGAATGAAATTTGATGCTAAAGAAACTGAAGAATTGTGGAAAAGAATTGGGAAAAAGGAACCACTTTTGGTAAAATGGATAACTTCAAGGCAGAATTTTTTGCTTAAACAATCTTGGCTTGATGATAAGCATACTTCAGAACTTCGTGCCATTGTAACCGAATGGGAAGTTATAAAAAGATTAATAGAAGCCAAAGAGGAAGTAAGTCAAGTTTTTCCTCAAGAAAAGCCCCAAGCTCCCAATATTCAGCAAATTAAAAAAGAACTTAAACAAATGGTCGCTTTTAATCAAGAAAAGCAAAATGGCTAAAAAAAGAAAAATTTCTAAGAAAAAAAGAGAAGCAATAAGTAAAGAAATTGAAACTCTGTTAAGGGAGTATAAGGAAACAGGGAAAATGACTACTAGTAGAGCGGAGTATAAACCAAGAAGCTTGAAACACGCACAGCAGATAGCTGCGGCTATCGCTTATTCAAAATATGGCGTAGGTAAAGCTGGTCGAAAAAAGAAAAAGAAAAAATAATGGTTATTACAACCGATAAAATTGGTCCATTTTTAAGAGGCGTAAAACCCAAAATGGTTAAACTTACTTATAAAAAGCCCCAAATGCCAAGGGTTTCTGCTCCTAAAATGCCTTCTTTAAAGGTTCCTCATTATCCTACTCACGTAAAAAAATTGGTAGTAAAAATTCCTAAAATTAAAGTCCCCAAAGTAAAAATTCCTAAACTGCAGCCAATTAGAATTAGAAAGAGAAAAACTATTTGAAGCTTGACAGAGAAAAATAGGTCGTTTATAATGATAACGAATAATTTCCCCCGTGAAGCCAGCGGGGTAAAATAAATGGGCTTTTCTAAAAATGGACGAATTACAAGAGCTTTTAGATAAACAAAAATCCTTAGAAGCAGAAATTCAAGAACTTGAGACAAAAAAACAAACTCTTTCCAAAGAAGTTTCAGATTATGAGGAACAAAAGAAGGGGTTAGAAGATGCTATTGCTGCTTTGAAATACAAACTTAATGAAACAAGGGAGAAAATAAAAGAACTTAGAGAACAAGATCAAAGTAAGTTTGAGGCTTATAAAATGGCAAAAGCTGGTGAAGTAATTGCCAAATTATCTAATACTCTTACCGCCTTAACCAATGAAGATGTTAAAAAACAGGTTCTTGAGGTTTGGCAGCAAAAATATGCTACTGACACCTTAGATGAAGGAGAATTAGAAAACCAATTACTTCTTGCTTATATGTCTCTTAAACCACAGGAATTAAAAGAACTTTTGAATGTAAAGAAAACAGCTGAAACTGCTAAACAAGAATTTGTTCAAAAAGCTCAAAATCTTTCCTCTGAAACTACAGAAGAGGTTGAAACTTCAGAAATTACACAGGAAGACAGAATAAAAGCAGCACAATTGGGTGTTAGCCCTGAAACTATAGCAAGAATGAGAAAAGGAGAACAAAAATCTACCCTCTTAAAAGGAAACGAACCCGTTCTCGAATACTAATTTGGGTCGCCATTCTTTACATTCTAAAAATGGCCTTAAAAATTGATAGAACTTCATATTCTCTTATTTTGGAGAAAGAATTCTTACTTGATAATTCAACAACTTATTACCTTAACCAAGCAGTGGTTTTTGGTGATGGTGGAGTAGTTGTTCCTGCTCCTGGTGGTGCTACAAACATTTTGGGAATTATTGTTGGCTTTACTGGTAAAGATGGAAAAGTTTTAGGTCAAGGAACTGGAAATAGCATAGAAACTCCGGTGGATAATACAACCACTAAAACTTATTGGGCCAGAGTAGCAATATTAAATGAGGATGTTACTTTAGAAGCAGATTTTAATGCTTCAATTGCTACTCACAATGTTGGCGATACTTATTCTTTAGAAAATGGTGGTTTGTACGTAGATGCTTCTACAAGAGTTGGTCCAGGAGACCCAGGTTATCCCAAAGAAGTTGTTTTAATTGAAAAAGTTTCTGATACAGTTGGTAAAGTTAAAATTCGCTCAAGACTTTTCTAATCATTAAGGTCTTAATTAACCTGAAATTCTTAATCAATGGCTAATCCTATAACTACTTCCTATATCGATTCTTTTCTTGAGGGAGTTAGAGCAAAGTTTTTTGAAGTTTATTCTCAGGGAGATGAGCAATTGAGGCTTTATGATGCTGTTTCCTTATTTGATGCAATGACAAATGTTACTCCCTTAGTTAGAAGAATTAATGCTGCTGGAAGACAAAAACTTGAAACAACATATACAACAGGTTTAGTAGGTTACTTAGAACCAAGAGCAGAAGGTCAGCCATTTCCAATGTCCGAATATCTCAAAGGGATAATTACAGAAGTTCAACCTTATCAGTTTGCTCGTTCAATTAGGGTAACTAGAGAAAGCTTAGAAAGAAGAAGTCCAGAATACGCCGCAGCTTTAGATGAAGCAAGAAAAGTTAGACAAAATGCTGTTTTAACTGCTTCTAAGCATATTTTTGATTGGTTCAACAATGTTAGAACTGCTCCTGCAGACTTACCTCCTCAACTCTTTCCTTATGGAGATGGAGTTAAGTTTGCTTCTACCCAACACCCATTAGTTGGTGGTGGAGTTGGTTCTAACGTTCTTGCTACCTCTCCTGCTTTATCAGTTGATGCCTTAGAAAGTGCTATTCTTTTGGCACAAAATACAGTTGATGATACAGGAAAACCAATGCCCTATATGTCAGGACAAATTTATCTTGTAGTTCCTCCAGCATTAGTTAGAAGAGCTATGGAGATTGCTGAAACACCCAATACTCCATATACCAACAACTTTGTAGCTAACATCTTTCAAGGAAGATACATTGTAGTTACAAGCCCATATCTTGGCGCTCCTCAGGGTGGTAGCAACACAAGATGGTTCTTAGTTGATGGAGCTAACTCTCCTATTGTTCACGTAGTTTTCAAAGATATTACAGCAGAAGATTGGTTTGATAATGTAACAAAAACCTATGTTTTTGATGTTCATGGAGAATGGAAAGTTGGAGCATTTAACTGGAGAGGAGTAGTTGTTTCTGAAGGAAATGGTTCTACAATTACAGATTAATGGTTAGGTGTACCCAGCCCCATCTCTTTTTGAGGTGGGGCTGGGATATCTAGGGTCGTTTTTATCTTTTAACGGAAGATGAAAGTTAAAAATATTTCAGGAGAAAGGCTTATTGAACCCTATTTCAATATCGTTTTGGAACCTGGTGAAGTTGTTGAATTAGAGGAACCTCAATTATCAAGGGTTTTAGTTTCTTATCCAGGAAAAGTTCAATTAGTTTTGGAAGAAGAAGGAGAAGAAGAAGTTTCTTCAGAAGAAAAACCTAAAAGGGGTAGACCATCTAAAAAACAAGAGGTCGTTTCTGAGGAAGTTTCCGAATAATGGCTACTACCATTACTTATCCATCTTCACAAACAGTTATTAAAGGGAATGACTTATCTCCAGTTACTGCTAATGCTGTTTTGTTAGATTTATCTCCCTCCTCTTCTTCTCCTTCTTTTGACGAAAACATTAGATTGGCTTATCTTGATGCTTTAAGAAGTAATAGTCAGGGAACATTGGGTTTTAATCTTACTTATGGTTCCTTAACACAAATAGTTTTAACAATTAGTTTCTACAGAAATAATCAGGCTTATCAACAAACTGCTTCAACATTTCAGGGGGGACAACAGGTATTAAAGCCAATGACTTTGGTTTTGAATAATACAGATATCCCTAATGGTCGATATCAATATGAGTTTCCCATTCCTCCCTGTGATGGCATTAGAATAGTAGTTTCAAGTGTTAGCGGAACAAATACTGGAAGTTCGATAACCGAATTTCATTTAGCTCTTAGAACAAACTAATGGCTTACAATAATCCCTCATCTGTGTTAGGTTTCAATGTGATAAGAGGTTCAGCAACTATTAGTGCTGGTTCTACTTCTGTTGTTGTAAATTTACCTACCAGTATCTCTTCTTATTCTGTTCTTATTACTCCCACTAATGCTATTTCTGTTTTATATTGGGTTTCCAATAAAACAGCAACTTCTTTTACAATTAACTTAGCTTCTGCCCTTCTTTCTAACGTTAACTTTGACTATGTAATTTTCTACTAATGGAAGTCTTTAAAAAAGATTTGATTGCTTTACAGAATGACCTTGCTTCTATAGTTTCTCAAATAGAGCAAAGAAATAAAGAACTTAGAGATTTAGAGCAAAAAATTGAGAATAAAAAGAAAGAATTTGATGATTTGAAGGAATTAAAAACAAGAGATCTTAGGGCTGTGATAGAAGCATTAGAAAGAAGAAGACGAGAATTAGAAAGCCAACTTCAAAAAATATCGGGTCAAATTCAAAGTAATACATTACTTCTTTCTCAACTAAATCAAGAGCTAAGAGAATTAAAACAGGAAAAAGAAGTTGCCTTAAAAGAAATTCATTTTCTAAAGTCTGAGATAGAGTTCTTTAAAAGGGAAAAAGAAAAACTTTTAAAGGAGTTGGATATTTTAAAGGAAAAGCAGGAAGTTTTGAATAGGATTATTTCAGAAATTTCAAAAGAAGAAAACGAATTAGGCAGATTAAAAGTGGAGGTTTATAATTTGAAAAAGGAAAAAGAAGTTGTTGAAAAAAAATTGGAAAAAGCCAAAACAGAACTTGCTTTGATACAAAAACAAAAAGAAGAACTTCATAAATTCTCTACTTTGTTGTCAGAGAAGGAAAAAGAATTGAAAATTTTGGAAAATGACTTAAGGGTTATAGCTAGTCGTCTTAATCAAAAATACATTAAGGTTTTTAAAACAACACAAATTCCTATTGATAAAAAATGGCTTTCGGAAACATAGGACAAATCCCCCCAAACTATTTAGCAAGTTCTGTTTTGACTTCTCAAGAAGTTGCTTTTATTCAAAATCTTAATTCTCGTGCCTCTGGAAATGCTAACAACGTTGTTTTGATGAATTCTAATAATGGAGGTTTACCAGGACAATATTTAAGAGTTAATGCTTCTGGAATGGGGTTAGAGTGGGTTTCGGTAGCTGGTGGAGGAGCAACAACATTTTTGGAACTTACTGACACTCCTTCTTCTTATTCAACTCACGGGTTAAAATTGGTTCAAGTGAATTCTTCTGAAAATGCTCTACAATTTACACCAATTTCTTCTTTATTGGCTGCTGGTAGTGGAATATCTATAACTGGAACTACGAATGTTACTATTACTAATACTGGTGTTCTTTCCCTAAATACTGCTACTGGTGCTTTAACCATACAAGGAACAACCAATCAAATAAATGTTTCTACTTCTGGAACAACTATTACTTTATCAACTCCCCAAGATATTCATACAGGAGCAACTCCTGTTTTTGCTTCTTTAACACTAAAACAAACAACCGCTGGAAATCTTTTAGTTATTAGAAATACGGGAGATACAGCAAATGTTTTTACAGTTAGTAATTCTGGTAATTTAGTTGCTTCAGGAACTGGAACCTTTAATACTTCTCCATTAACTATTGGCAATTTAGTTTTATCTGCTTCTGGCTTAACTGCTTCAAGAACATTTACTTTTCCCGATGCTTCTACAACTTTGGTAGGAGTGGATACAAATCAATCACTTTCAAACAAAAGAATTTATCCTCGTCAATCAATACAAACTTCTCCATCATCAATTACTCCTGATAAATCTCAATATGACGAATACTACATAACTGCTTTAGCAAATTCAATAACAATTAATAATGCGAACAGTCCTTCTGTAGGAGATGTTTTTGTGATTTACATAACTGATAACGGGACAGCACGATCAATATCTTGGGGAAGCCATTATGTTGGAATTGGGGGAGATTTGCCAACTTCTACAACTGCTAATAAGACAATGGAAATTATCATCAAGTATGTGACAACTTCTAAAGCGTTAGTTAGCTATACAAATCAACAATAACGGTCGTCATTAAATTTTCATTTTCAAATGGCAGTATTTAAACCACAATACGGAACTAAAACAGCAATCACGATTTCTTTGAATGGTTTAGCAAATGGTTCGGTAGCAATTTCAAATGCAATAGATAATTCTACAGACCTTTTTCAAGATTTCTTAATTGAAGTTACGATATCAGGAACAGCAGCAACAAATGCTTTTTGTGAAGTGAGGTTACTTCCTTCAGAAGATGGAACTAATTTTGCTACTTGGGAAAGTGGAATACCACTTGGAATAATTGATTTGTCAGTTAGCCCACAAACAGCACATTTTTCGCTTTTGAATGCTCTTTATCAAGCTCCTAAATATTTTAAAATCGCAGTAAAAAATAATACAGGTAATGCTTTAGCGTCATCAGGGAACTCAGCAAGTTATCAGGGAATTAATATCGTTTCTGTATAAAAATGGTTTATAGAAGGGGGAACATTAAACAATTTTTTAGGGGAGATCCAACCCTGCTTCTTCATCTTTCAGCCGATGATACCTTGCTTTTCCAAGATGGGAAGTTGAATGTTAATTGGGTTCAAAATGCTGTTACTTATTCAAAAATTTCGCATTTTATAAGGGCTTCTAAAAAGGTTTGTTATTCTTTTAATGGTTCAACGTCTTATATAACTACTTCAACAGTTATTCCTGCTTTAGGTAATTCAGCAAGAACAATTTTGATATGGTTTAGATTGAGATCTAACCCCTCATCTTCCTATAAACACCTTGTAGGTATAGGACAAACTAATTCGACGGCGCAAGATTTTTCTTTAAGTATTTCTGATCAGGCAACTTCAAATTATTATGTTTACTTGAGAAGATATTATGAAGACCAAAGGTGGTTGATTGCTCCATTGTCTTCAAATTTCTTTTTGAATAGGTGGCGTTTTTTAGCACTTGTTTATCCAGGAACAGTAACCGGTGACTGTAAGCTTTATATAGACTGTGTTTTTTATCCAAGAGATAGTAGTTTTAGTTCTGGCTCTGTAACATTTAACACCCCATCGAATTATGTTGATTTGGGAAGAAATAGAGCTCATTCTTATGGAGATGTTGAAATAAGCGAATTTGCTTTGTTTAATAGGGCCTTATCATTTAATGAAATTGTTTCGTATTATAATTGGGCTATAGGAAAGAAGAAATATGCTGTTTTTGATGTTCCTTCAATTCCTTTAAATCTTCGTCGCAGGTTATTGCTTTCAACTCAATGATGGAACAGGAACTTATTAAATTAGGCTTACAAGGAGGAGTAGCAATATCAGTTTTAATAGCCCTGTATTTTGTTTTATCCAAAATTGCCGAAATTGTAAAAAATAAGAACGGTGGAAATTTAGGCAAAAAAATTGAGGAATTGGAAAATAATCATTTAAAATCATTGGAAAATAGGATAGAAAGATTGGAAGATTTAGTTATAGAACTTTCGGAAAGGGTTAGTAGGTTGGAAGCAAAAATTAACAGAAAACGTAGTTTTTAATAGGGTTTTTTATATCAATTTAAAGGTCGAAATTAAAAAATTGCCTCTAAAATCTCGTCATTCGCACTATTTTTGCTTGGCAAGTATCTGAATACTTGGCAAAGCAAAATAGTGCCTTACAGAGCAAAATTAAGGGATGTTAGGTAAAATAAAAGAGATGGCAAAAAAAATCTTTGGCAGAAAGAAAGAACTTCAAGAGAGAAGGGATAAATTTATCGAAGAATATAGGCAATTAGTAGAAAAATATAATCTTGATTTTGCCGTTAAATTGAAAGTTACGGAATTAGGTATTTTCCCCGAAATTTACATCGTTGAAAGAAAGAATGAAAACTCCACAAGAAATTCCAATTCCCAACAGACAAATTAATGAAGATGTTGTAATTCCCTTAGGAAAATCCATATATTTTTTTAAATCTTTTGATGTTGGAACAAATAAATTGATAGTCACTTTTTATGGAGAAGATAATCAGCCAATTATGATGCTTTTAGATTTTACTCTTTCTGGGGGTAGTTTTGTTTATAAAGACGACAGAATAAAACTTACATCAAGAGCATTATTAAATCATAGAACTATTTCAGGAACGGCAGGAATACTTTATTATACCGTAGCAGATGGACAAATAACCTTTAGTTCTACAAGTTCAAGCGACAATTCAACTATCACGGCATTAATTATTTTCTAAAATGGCGTTAAGGTCATTAACTTTGACAAATTTTACAGAAAGAACTGGATGGGATTATGAAATTGTTCCTTCTGGTAATCAAAATTTGTATAGGCATTTAAGAGGTATTCCTGTTATTGGTTCCAATAAAAATTTTGAGGGAGGAATTGTTTCTTTAATGAATGCTAGATATTCTTCTACAGAAATAGCATCTACATTAACTAGGGGTAGCAATATAATTCGTTTTGCTTATTCTAAATACAATCCCAATAGACTATATGTTGTAAGCACAACATCTGCTGTTTTGGCTATAGAAGACACATCTTATTTAGGAAGTATAGGACTATTTGGCGATAATACTAATAACTATCATATGCTTGATGCTGGGAATAATAGAATTGCGGGTTTTTCAAGAACACAAAATCAAATTGCTTGGAAAAATGAAGATAATCTTAGTGGCTCTTTGAATTTTACTCCTTCTAACACTATAACAATCTTTAATCCTCGTGTTTTTATGTTTTGGAAAAATTATTGGTATATTGCTTCTCCTAATGATAACAGAATTCAAGTTTTAACACCAGATTTTTCAAGTACAGTGGGAACCTTAAACTTAGCAATTACTGAGGGAGTTTATGCTTTCATTAACCTTAATGATGCCTATTTGGGAATAGTTGTTATCCATAAAAATTCTTTTGAACCTCCTAAAAGACTATATCTTTGGGACGGAAATTGGCTCAATATTTACTTTCATAGACTGCAGTTCAATAAAGAATTGAGGGGAAGTACAATTTACAACGGAATAACATATTTGTTTTTTGACGATACTCAAAATACCGATATATATGCTTTTTCTCCATCGGGGCTAAAATTTGTTAGAAGAATTCAAAATTTGAGAGTAGCCAGAGATTTGATTGGCGTTGAAAACCACCCCCTTTCTTCTATAAGTGCGGGACAAAATTTCATTGTTATTCCTACATTGTATTCTTCTGGGAATACACAATCTAGAGGGATAATTTTATGGTATCCAGAAGATGATTTAATTGTTGAAATTGACCCTCGAAGAAACACAACCAATACTAATGATGTTTCTGCGTATTATGCCTTAGCTCTAAAAGACCAATTACTTGTCTTTTATTTGAATGATGCTGGAACCAGAATTATGATGGATAGATTATATGTCAGCAACTATTTATATAATTCTCCTTCTGGAAACCTAAATGAAGATTTTTACGTTGAAACTAATTGGCTTAATTTAAATAACTCGAACTATGTTAAAATACATTCAATAGAAGTTTTTACTGAAAATTTGGCTGGAAGGACAATAAGTGCTCAAATAGAATGGATGAGAGAAAAAGATAGAGAAAAGGGAACATTTGATTTACCCTCTATTACGCAAAGTGGTTATCAAAGAATAGAGAGTATAGGTCTAGTAGCTACAAAATTCAAACTCAAGTTTTCTTATAGGGGTTCTTCAAACCAAGACCCTTTTCTTTTTAAAAAAGTCGTTATTACCTACGACGATGAAATATGACAGTTGATAAAATCTTAAACAAAATCAATGATTTTTTAGGTTATTCTGGAACTGATACAACAACAGAGCAAAATCAAAAGATTTCTGCTATTAATAGTGCTTTATCCTTTTTAATAGGCGAATTTGATTTGGAAAATTCAACAAAAACTACTATCATTGAGTTTTTGGAAGACCAATTAGTTTATCCTCTACCACCAGACTTTGTATACTTGATTAGTTTGTCTTATGATAATTCTTCAGAACCATACATTTCCGAAAATAATAGGAGGGATTGGCTTTATGAAACGCCCGAAATTCTTATCAAGCTTGGCAGAAAACCAGCAGATGCCGTTCTCTATTCCTTAGAAGGTAACAAAATTTATATCTTAACCAAAAATCTTTACCCCCCTTTATCAATTGACAAATGCGAAGATATTTCTGGGTTTAGTGCTTTAAATGATGCTGTTAATTTGGGAACAAGTTCGGCTTTCAAAAAGGAGGGAGATAGGTCTATAAAATTTGATATCAATGTAGATGCTTCTGCTTTAAATAGGGCCAGTATTAGAAGAACATTTGTTCCTTCGCTAAGTTTTAAAACATACGAAAATAAAGGTTCTTTCACTTTATGGCTTTATATGCAACAAACTTCCAACTTAACTTCAATCTCATTAAATTGGGCTACTGATAGCGCTAACTATTACAAAGTGACTGTTGATGGGCAAGCAGATGGTTCTTCTTTTGTAGTTGGCTGGAATTTCTTAAAATTTAATTGGAAAGATGCTATAATCGTTGGAAACCCAGACCCAGAGAATATAAGTTACATACAGCTTGATATAGATTACACTGCATCATTTACAAGTTCAAACAATTGGTTCTTGGACGATATCAAAATAGTTGTTTATGACCCTATAGTTGTAAAATACTATACGAACTTAGTTGTAAGAGATGCATCAGGTAATCTTAAGAGTTCAGTTACAGCAATAACAGACGATGTGCTTATCATTCAAAATGAGTTAACCCTTTCTTTAATAGCTCTTTTGGCTATACAGCACTACAGAGGAGCAAGCACCTTGGATAAAACCTATATCAACTCTCTTTACCAAGCTTATTATATGAAGGTAAGAAACTTTTATCCTCCTAAAAGAATATTTGCAAGGTTTGGTCGAGTTAAACCTCCTTTAACAAGATAATATGCCTCAGCAACCTAATCAACAAAATACAACTCAGCAAATTAATCCATATCCAGTTCCTTTAAATACTGCTGGAATTGTTTCAAGTTTTATACAACCAGCACAACAACTTGCCAGTGCTTTAGGTATTCAACCACCCCAACAAATTCCTCAAGAAGTTACTCCTTCTGCTATATTGCAAGATATTCAAACGTATACAGAAAGGGCAAGACAAACATTAGAGAGAGGGAGGGAGGAAGCTATGAGATTAGCAAGAGAAAGAGTTGAAGCGGAAAGACCATACTTCCAACAAATAATAGCCACTATGCACAATGTTGGAGGATTTTCTCAGGAAATGCTAGATAGAATGATGAAACAATGGGATATGATAACTAAATTAGATTCTGAGGTTAAACTTGCCTATGACCAAGCAATTGCTGCTGGAGATTTAGAAACTGCAAGAGCCTTAGTTCAGACAAAAGCAGCATTATATCAAAGTTTCGTTCAGGAAAGAAACCTCTATATAAATACAATGGCCAATCTTTTACAGACAGTAGCACAGATGAGACTGTATCCTTATCAGGAGCAACAACTTAGGGCAGCAACAATGGTTCAAAACCTACAAGCAGCATCTGCTTCAATAGAATTTGCCAGACAAGTTTTTGCTCCAAGATTGGGACAAATTAAATCAGAAGCAGATTTAAAACCTGAAGAAAGAACATTTTTGAGAAGTTTTTCTCAAAACCTTTCTAATTTGTTGGGAACAGATGCCAACGTTGTTTATAGACAATTGTTAAACATTCTTTCCCAAAAGCCAAGAATAGGACAACTTTCGACGATTGTTGGGGACCAAGGAACTATGTTTATCATAATAGACGAAAATGGTCAATTAAGAACTTGGATAGATCCAAGACTTACAAGGACTTCGGCCCGAACAAGCTCACGTAGAGGTTTTCTATTACCAGATATTTTTCCTTTACCAAGCTTACCAACTGCTGGGTCAACACCAGAAGCTTCTAAATAAAAACTATGCCTCAAGAAGAAAAACAAACAACTCCTGAAAAAGTAGATAAACTTCCTAAAATTGCGAAAATTCCTGGTGCTTTTGTAAGTGGTTTACTAAGGGTTCCAGCTGAAGTTGTTGGAACTGGTTTTCAATTGCTTTCAGATATTAACAGGGCTGGGATTAAAGAATGGGTTGCTGAAAATGTAAAAAGTCTAAAAGATTTGATAATTTTGGGTAAAGCAACATTTTCTGCGTTTACTGGAGATACGCAAACAATAGAAAGTGCTGCTACTTATTTCGAAAAAAGAGCAAAAGAAAAGGAAGAAAAGATGAAAATTGAAGCTCAACCAATCGATTTATCAAAAATTAAGTTAACTCCTCCTACTTCAACCGAATTTTCTACTTCTGCTTCTACTCTTTCGGTTTCTCCTACAAAAGAAGAAATAGAGCAACAAAAGACCATAGAAACAATGCAAAAGGTTCGAGAAAAATTTGATAGCCTTGTTCAAAGAGGTTTTTTTAGAGATAATCCAGAATATTATTTTCATTTATTGTCGCCCCTTTTACAGGTTATAGAGACAAGCCCTAAGGGCAAAATCCCATCTTGGTTTTTCTTCGCTAATTGGCAGATTAATTACTTAGACGAAAATTTAAATCTTCTTGAGTGGTCTCAATCTTATGCTAGTGAACTTCAGAAAATGGGATTTAGTGTAGATGCATCAAATGTTTTAGATGGTATGCATGCAAAAGCTTTCGATAACATTTACACTCTTTATCGACAAGGAATTTTAGATTTTATGCTCCCCGAACCTACTTTGAATGATATTAAAGATCCTCGACAGAGAGCACTCACCGAAAGTTGGATAGCAAGCGTTTATAGAGGCTATAAACTTCTCAAAAAAGAACCTCCTCCAGAACTCAAGGTTCTTTATCATTCATTAACTAAGAGAGGTTCTGCAGCAGAAATGTTAGAAACAGGAATTTACTCTATTTCTTTAGATATTCAAAATGCTACTGGAGAACCAGTAGAAATAGAAACTGAACCAGATGTTTATACAATCCAAACACAATTTTTAAATAAATAAAATGGCTGAAAAACAAATAAACCTTGATCCTATTAAACAACGTAAATTGGAGGAGTTTATCAAAAATCAGATTGAAATGACTGGATTTGATCCAAGTGTGATGATGTATTATGGAATTGAATTAGAACCAGAAGATTTAACTGTTTTAAATCAACTTCAAAAAATTAATCAAGATATTGAAAAATGGAAAAGGACGGGTTGGTTGGCTAAACTATGGAATCACGCTTTGGGAGCTTTTACTTTCGGCCTTTATTCTGATAACGCTCCTCCTCCTGAAATAGCAGAAAAAGAAGGAGGATTATTATACAAGCAACTTGATATTCCTGTTATTAACTCTCTTTACAAATTTTTCGTTTCTGATTATGGGCTTTCTCTTGCTGGTTTAGCAGAAGGTTTAGGGTTTTTAGCCCAAATTCCTTTGGGAGTAAGATTATTAGGCTTAGCTGGCAAAGGAGTAAAAGCATTAGGATTTTTAGAAAGATTAGGAATTTCTGAAGTTATTGAAAAGGAAATTGCTAGCCCTTTAATCAGGGATGGATTTTACAAGTGGCTTCATAAAAGTAATACCAATAAGTTCATTTGGGATAGTTTTAAATTAGGTTTGGAAATGGCTCCTTGGAATGGATATGGTGTAGTTAGAGAGATGAGATGGGCTGGTGAAAGCCCAACTCTTTCTGACTGGATTGAAGGAACTGCCCAAGCATTACCATTTACTATTTTTGCTGCTGGACCTGCTATGACCTTGATAGAGAGAGGCATCGCAAGAGGGTGGAATAGATTTCAAGCTTGGAGACTGATGGACAAAAGAGTAGAAACATTGGTAAAAGAGGCGGAAAAAGTTTTTGGAACACCTATAGATGAAGAAACTGCTAAAAAAGCAATAAGGACAATCGACGAATTTGTTAAAGACGTCAATGAAGGATTACACCTTAAAGGAATTTTAGAGAAAATAAGTGATTTTAACCCTGAAAACATAGGAAACTCCATTTATAACTTAGGGATTTTAAGACAATCTTTGGAGAATTTTATAAAGTCAACTCCAGAAAAAATGGGGCTTTTGTATGATACACTTGATGCTCTAAAAGATTTTTCCTATTTTCAAAAAATTAAAAGTTTCTTTGGAGAAAATTTTGAAAGATTTATGAGTAATGTCAAGGAACTAAAAAGATTTGTTGAAATGGTAGGAGATGATTTGGGTCTTCAATACTTATTCAAAAATCCAGAAGAATTGTTAGCTGTCAAAGATAAAATTCCAGAATTAGCTCCAAAACTTATAAAATCAATCGAAAATATTGATGAAACAATAAGAAAAGAACTTTATGGCAATTTAATACCAGAAATGGCTGAAAGGATTTTTGGTAAAGAAGGACAGTCAATGCCAGCTTGGTCTTTTTCTGCCCTAAAAAACTGGTTAGAGGTTATGGGATTTGTGCACGAAACTCCAAGGGATTTTGCTAAAGTTAGTAATTTAACAAGACAACAATTGGCTTATGAACTTTTTAAGAGTCCAGAACTTTTGGAAGCTTTAGGTTATGTAGCCCCAGAAACAATTGGAGATATTTTGAAAAAAAGAAATGAAATTTTTGAAAAACTTACCAAACTTTTTGATGATGAACTTATTCCTTTATGGAAACAATTGCCAAACGATATAAAAGAAATTCTCAACGAAAAAGCAAAAATTGAGTTGCTAAAAGGAGAAGATTTAGGTGTAAAGGTAAAGTTTAATCTTGATGAGAATTTAAACATTAAGGACGTTTCAGAAGTTGTAAAACAAGCTCCTCAAGAAGTTGAAAAAACCTTAGGACAAAGAATTTCCAACGTTTTTGATTGGTCTAATATGGAAAATGTCAAAAAATTTGTTGAAACTGAAATTCGTCCTCGTTATGGAGAAGCTCTAGCTCAATGGGAAGAAACGCCAGAAAAAACCCAAGAATTTCTATCTAATATTCAAACACTTTTAAGATATGGTGGAACTGAAAATATAAAAGAGTGGTTAACAAAAAAGCCTGCTTTAGATGAAGTTGTTGACTTGGCTAAAAAAGTTAATGAAATGTCAATAGACCCATTAGGACGAGATTTAATCGAATTTTTAGGAAAAAATAGCTTTATTGGCAAAAAATTAGTAGAAAAAATAGAAGGAAGAATTACAAATGCAAATAGACTTGAACTTTTAAGGGGAATTTTAGCTTTTGGAATTAATGACGAAGAAAGATTGTTATCATTTTCTTACAGAATTTTTGAAAATAGAGAAGCACAAACCTTTTTTGTTAACCAATATATTAAGGCCTATACCAATGGAACCATTAGGGAGTTTTTAGATAGTCAATATCCAATAATTTACAATTTTTTGAGAAAATCTATTCCTTCTTTACCCAAAGAGTATTCAGTTGACAATTTCATAAATGCTATAAGAGCTCTTCAGGACGAAGCCCTAAGAATAAGAATAGAGGCAACAGCAAGAAATGGAGGTTTAAATCCTTTTGTTTCTCCGAACGAATTTTTAGAGCAATTATATAGGGTTAATCAACACGATTTAGTAAGGACAACAGAAGCAACGAAAGAAGCAATAAGGGAAATAGCGCAAGAAGAACTTAAATCTACAGCAAAATCTAAAACAAAAGCTGAAGAACAATCAACAATAAATCTTAAGGTTTCTCCAATATTTAAGGTTTTAGAACAATTTTGGGGGAAAAATACTAATGAACTCCATAACAAATTAGTCTCTTATCTTGAAAATACTGGACTTTTTGATAATCCTTCAAATTTAAATCTCACGGAATTTTCTCAAATTATGCCAAAAATTACCAAAAAAATAGCAGATATTAAATCCATTCCTTTAACATTTAGAGGTAAAATGTTTGATATAGATACGCAAAAAACATTCAAAGAAGGGGAAAGAACAATGGTAAATTTAGTAAGTTTAACAGGAGAAAAAGAGACTATACCTGTAACTAAAGAATTTGCTTTATGGCTTAAATACGTAGCAAAAACAATAGAAAATAATACTGGAAGAAGACCAAGTATTGAAGAAATTATCAGACTAATTGCAGAACCGTTTACTATAGAAGGCGAAGAAATAACAGGTTTATGGAAGTTGGAATAAAGCCCTTCTAAAATGCCCTGAGAGAAGACTTTTTAACTTCCAAGTATATAAATACCTATCTCGAAAAAAAAGTTTGTCTCAGGACAAAATAGAGGTATTTAGAAGAAAATTACGAAAATTATTTTCGAAAAATATAGAAAAATTGGGCGTAAAATTAACCTTTTTTAAGCAAAAATATGCCATTACCAATAGGTGAGTTTTTACAAAAAATATCTCAAAAAGTTGCCTCAAAATTGGAAATAAATGCTGAAAAAATTCTAGGAGAAACATTGACAGATGCTAATAAATTTGTCAAAGTTAGAAGTACGTGGGATTTAATATTAGGAAGATTTGCTTCTATGGAAATAAGAAATCTTTTCCCCTATTTAAATGTCCATTTTAGGCTTATTAATGGAGGAGCATTTACAGATGCCTTGGTTAAAGCTACAGAAACACTCCAACAAAGAGCACTTTATTTTATTGAAAATCCTGAAAAAGCAAAAGAATTATTCAACAATTTTTGGAGATATGGAGATGCTGGACTAATCAAAAGTATAGGCTTAACCCACCCCTTAGAAGGAGAACCTAAAGAACTTTTAGAGAAATTTTTAAATTCTTTAAAAACCTTAGATGGTTATGGAAAAGATTTTGCTAGAATTTGGAAAGAATTTACGGACTATTTAGGAGATGTTTTAGAAAAAATAGAACCTGGTTTTAAAGAAAAATATGAAGAAAAAATTATTACCAATTTATCAAGAAATGGAATGTTAGAAGATTGGCTAAATGTTTTAAAAGAACTTAACAGAATTGTACCTCACCAACGAGAATGGAGTTTTTGGAACATTTACTACCCCCATATTTCAATGGAACTTTTTGGAGATATGGTAGAAAGAGGCTATTTGAATACTTTATATCCTCGATTTATGAAATATTTCAAACCATTTTTTGCTTACCAAAGAACAGGGGGTTCTTATAAACACATTGATGACCCATTGTTTTTATGGAGGACTATGCTTTTTCAGGCAAATTATTGGCAAACTCTCATTGAAAGTTCAGATGCTTTAGCAAAAAGATACGATATTTTTAGTGTTTTTAAAATGTTTTATGGAGAAAGAGGAGCAAGAAAAGAAATTGAAAAGTTTTTACGAAATCCAGATATTCAACAATTAGGTTTTGAAAGGCCAATTAGTATTGAATATTTGCCCAAAGAAGTTGCTGATTATGTAAGAGAAAACTATAAAACCGAATATGTTCAATTATGGGATACAAATAGAATTCTTAGATCTAAGTTAGGAGACCCAGAAGCATCAAGAATTGTAGATATAGTTTCAGAAATATTACCTCCTAACTCAAGAGCATTTTTAAGGCAAAGATATTATTTGATACCCCATAATTTGGCTCAAACTATTAAATTCTTAGAAAACGAGATCTATGGTTTTAATAAAGCAGGTTGGGCTAACCCACTTAGAAAGCTTACTCATTGGTGGAAAATCTATGTTACTATTGGCTTCCCTCTAAGGTTTATGATAAACAACTTCATTGGTGACTTTTTAGGAGGTATAGCTATATTTCATCCTGAAGCAACAAAGCAGATGGGAAAAGCACAGAAATTTATGAGTGATTTGATTAGAGGAGAAATAGGAGCTTTAGAAGCTTATGGTATTCCAGAAGGCAAATTAGCTGAAAGAATGGGTATGACAAGAGAACAATTTAGGGAATTTTTTATCTCAAAAATTAGACAGAGTGGAATTACAGGAACAATTTCTACGGAATTAGAAATTTCCCCATATTTAGGTAGGGGAACAAGGTTTAAAGAAGTTATGGATAGTTTAAAAGAATTTCAGTGGGGAGAAGTATGGAAAAACTTCAGAGATTGGATCGAATTTCTAAATACCGTTAGAGAAGCAACTCCAAGAGTAGCATCAATAATTGACAATCTAGTGAGAGTTGAAAAAGGAGAAATACCAGTTTTTAGGGGTGCTCCTGAATATATCAAAAAACTAGCTCAAGACAAAGAATTTTGGTTAGATGCTATTATTGATTATGGAAACTGGATACACGTGGACTATTCTATAAGACCTCAGGCATTTAGAAAATGGTTTGGAGAATTTCTTTTTCCATTTAGCTATTGGTATGTTGCCAGATTAGATAGTTATGCTCGTTATATTACCACTAAAGAAGGAGCACTGATAATACCAGCAATGTTAGGAGGAATGTATGCTGCTACTTATGTTTGGAACCATAGAAATGAACAAGTTTCTCAAATTTATGAAAACCTACCTCCATTTTACAAATATGGAGCAATAACAATTATTGCTGGAATTGATGAAAAGAAAGGAACTCCTATAATTTTTAGAATTGTTCATCCCTTCCATACAGCAGTTGATTTGCTTGGTTGGAGCCATTGGGTAAGAGTTTTTGATGAATTTAAGCAAGGAAGGTTAGATGCTGAAGCAGCAGCAAAAAAGCTTATTTTTGGAGAAGGTGCACATATAACTGGTAAAGTTTTATCAATGCTTAACCCTATTATTCAAGCTTTCATTTCTATAGGAGCCAATAAAGATTTCTTCACGGGAAAGCAAATAGTTCCCGAGCAACTAAAGGGAACATCTTATGAAGCCGAAATCCAAATGAGATATTTAGCAGAAAGAACATTTTTGTCTCCTATCTTACCATTAATGCAAGCTCAAGGTTACGAAATGATGACAGATATTTTAGAAGATTACGGATATACAAACCCTAAAGGTTGGATAAATGCTTTATTAGAAGTTGGTAAGGCATTTATCAAAGAACAAACTGATATTCGTGGTCCTTTAATGGCAACAAGATACCTTGAACCCGGAGTTTTCTTAAATTCTGCTATTTATAGAGAAGCGAGAGAATTAACAGAAGCAGAAAATGAAATTTTTGAAAAGATTATGAGGGCTATGATAAGAGATGATTGGGAAACAGTTAGACAAATTATCAAAGAGGCAGAAACAACTCCTAATTATCCTACTACTCCATCAAGAATAGCACAATTTCTTGATAGAACTTCAACAAAGTTACGCTATTTAGAAGCAAAAGCAAAACAAATCAAAGATAAAGAGAAAAGAGAAGAAATTTTAAGAAGAATAAATGAGTTAAAAATGCAAGATTATCTTTTAAGAAGGAGTGAAAAAACAAAAAGGTCATACTTAATTGAAAGATGGAATTCTTTATATGAGACATTAACTCATCCTGATTTGGAAGAATAATGGAAATTGAAACACAAACAAAACAGCAAATAAACCTTAGATTGATAAATCCAAGACCCATTTTTGTTTTGTTTACATATGATGGACACGGTCTTCCAATTGCTTTTAGATTACAAGAAGAAGGCTATAAGGTTTATGTAGGTCAATTTTATCATTTAGAAGGCAAAAAAGAGGAGGAAAAAGAAAAAGAACAAAGAATGTCTCTTTATGACGGTCTGTTAGATAAGAAAAGTGGCAAAGAGCTGTTAAATGCTTTGCTTAAGGTCAAGAATAAAGATAGATACTTCATAATTTTTGACTTTCCTTTTATGTGGCAATATGCTGAAGAATTAAGAAAAGCAGGTTTTAAAGGATTATTACCTCACAAAGAAGATTGGGAATTGGAAGAAGAAAGAGAAAAAGCACAAAAATTAGTAGAAGAAAGATATGAAATCTTTTCAAAGAAAGAACACTATGAATTTCAAACTATAGATGAAGCCAAAAAGTTTTTAGAAGCTACTGATAAATGTTGGGTCTTAAAGGGTAATCATCCAGATGCTCCTACTATTGTTCCTATTTCTGATGAGCCTGAAATTGCAAAAATGGAGATTATAAATGCTTTGGAAATAAATAAAAAACTTTATGAAGCAGAAGGGTTTGATTTACAAGAGAAACTAACTGATATCTTGGAATTTGTGCCAGAAGCAATTAGTTTCCAGAAGATTATAAGAGGAATAAATATTGACATTGAAATCAAAAATTATGCTCCTGGAAATAGAGGCTATGGAGGTCAAACTGGTGATACAACATCTGTTATTTTTTGGCTAACCAAAGAAGAAGGAGAAAGAATTTATGATAGCTTCTTAAAACCACTAGAAAAGGAAATGTTAAGAGAAAACGAATTAACTATATGGGATGCTGGAACTATTTATGATAAAAAGAAAAAGGGATTTTTCTTTACTGAATATTGCATAAGGTGGGGATATTCAGCAATCTTTGAAGAGCTCGCTACTCTTCCTTCTGCTGGTTACTATTTCGAAAAACTTTTAAGGGGGGAAGATATTTATGACCCCAAAGAGTGTAAAAGATTTGGTGCTTCTTTTAGAATATTTCGAAGAGTTGAATTTGGACAACCAAGAGATATAATTAAATCAGAAGATATTATCTTGCCAAAAGGATTTGATAAAGACATTTGGCTATGGGATGTTAAAAAGACTTCAAGGGGTTTAGAAACTGCCAATTACGATTACAATGTGGCAGTAGTTACAGGAGCAGGAGAAACATTAGTAGAAGCATTTCAAAATGCTTATGAAAATACAAAGAAAATTGTTTTTAATGGTTATCATTGGCAATTGGATATGGTTTTAAACAGAAGTTACAAAAACAATATTCCTGAAAGATTTGAGTTTGTCAAAGAATATTTCAACTTGGAAAATCTTAATTTTAGTTCTAACGAAGAAAAATCCTTTTCTGCCTTAGACGAATTTTTGCTAAAATTAAAAAGATTATTGGAAAAAGATTGAAGAGTTTGTAAAATAAAAATAATGTGGAGATTTTTTAAAAGGTTTTTAAGAAAAGAACAATTTGGCTATGGGTGGTTAGGGGATGAAAAAGAATACTTTGATGAAAGAAACTATCATACGGAAGAAATCTTTAAATCTTATCCTTCTCCTAATTGGATTGAGAAAAAACCATCAGAATGGAGAAGATTTGAGCCTATTAGAAACCAATCCACATCTTCGAGTTGTGTAGCTCACTCACTTGCTCTTGCTCTCGGAATTGAAAACTATTTGGAAGAGGAAAGATTTGAGGTTTTATCGGCAAGATTTATTTATGCTCGTGGTTATGTAGCAGAAACTGGAGGAGGAATGTATTATTTGCAGGCTTTGGAAATTGCGAGAAAAGAAGGAACTTGTTTGGAACAACAGATGCCATCTATGGGACTTGATGAGAATGCAATGAGAAGAAGAGACGATGAAACTCCTAATGTAAGGTGGGTTGCTCAAATCTATAAAGCAAATTCTTATGTTTTTCTTCCTTTGGATATTGACGTGATTGCTGGTGTTTTGGAACAAACAAAAAAAGGCATTCTTTTAGGAACAAGATTTAACTCAGGAGGATTTTCTAATCCTGAAGTTATTTTGGATAAAAACGGAATATATGGCCACGCTGTTACGGCTACCGACTATACTCTTTATAACGGCAAAAAGGCCTTGATTTTTCAAAATTCTTGGGGAAGAGATAATTGGGGAATAAATGGTTTGGGAATTATCACCGAAGAACAGTTTAAAAATGGAGTAGTTTTAGCAGTTTATTTGGTTGATTTTAAGTATGAACCGCAAAAAACTAATAAACCCAAAATGGTCATCAATGCGAATTTTTTAAAGGTTGGGGATAGAGGTCCAGAGGTTGTCAAACTTCAGATTGGTCTTCAATGGCTTGGTTATTTTCCCGCCAATCAAGAATGTACAGGATACTATGGAGGCATCACCCGTCAAGCAGTTAGAGATTTTCAGAAAAACTATGGGCTTTTAGTTACTGGTAATGCCGATTTAAATACGATTAAGAAATTCAACGAAATTTTTGGGTCGTAAATTAAAAAAATTAAGAAAAAATGGCAGATACTGAATACCTCTTGGAAGATGAAAATCTTGAAAAAGAACCACTTGAATCTGAAGAAGAAGAGGAAGAATTAGAGGAAGAAAAAGATGAAGAAGAGGGAGAAGAATTTGATGAAATGGATTTCCAATTTTAAAAAGGTCGTTAATTAAAAAGTAAAATAAAAAAATGGAAGAGAGTTGGATATTAACAGCAAATCAACTTTTAAGTTTTCATTTTGTTGTTCTTTTAGTTATGGGAATGACAGAAGTAGTCAAAAGAATATTAAGCAAAAGAGTACAGGCTTTTAATGATTATGCGCCACTAGTTTCTGTTTTTTGGGGAGTTTTATTGGCTTTTTGGGTTTATTTTTACGGATATATTGAAAATCCCTTGTTAGCTGTTGCTTCTGGTGTCTTTGTTGGTCTTTATACAAGTGGTTTGTGGGATTTAGGTAAAAGGAGCTTTTACAAAGGCGTTTTAGGTCGAATTAAGGGATAATTAAAAAGATGGCAAGAAGAGCCAGAAGTTCCTCAAGAAGGGGTAAAAAATCTTCAAGATAAACCCCTAACTAATCATAAAAGAAAACCCCCCTGGAGGGAAAACTTCCAGGGGGTTTTTTTATACCTAAAAAAACCACGATTTTTATATGGTTTTTACAATCTAATTAACATAAAAGTGCCAAAATTTTGTCTCCAAAGAAACGATTTTTCAGGATAGGTATAATTTATCATAACCCATAAAAATCTTTTGTCTGACGAGATTTTAGAGGGGTTTATTTGGTAAAAACAGCAAAGATTGTGTAAGGATTGAAAATATAGTAAAAGACATTTATTTTCCTACCAATTTTTGAATAGAAAAAGTTATTTTCTTGTGGTAAAATGTCTAATTTTTTGAGTATATCTTCCAAGATTTTTTTATCATTTGATTTCGATGATTTTTTGTATGATTTTGCCTGTATAAAGATTGTCATCATTTCGTCTCCAAGTTTTTTAAAAGCAACAAGGTCAAATAGTCCGTGAGAACCAGCAGAGCGTACAGTTTGAAATCCCTTATTGCTTAATATTTTGCTAATTTGGTATTCGAAATTTCTTCCTTTTATGTATTTCTCGTTCATTTTTTTAATAAGTTATCTACGACCTCTTTGATTTCGTCGATTTTCCAATCAATTTTCATCATTAGCCTTTTTGCCCGATTTTTTAGATATGTAAGAAAGTCTTTGTCTGCTCCCATTGATAAACATTCAAAACAGACAAAATTTTTCTGTGGTTTGTCAGTTAAAAACTCACTTTTACAGTATTTACAAATGTTTTTCATCTTTCATTTTTAATTGTTAATTACCGACCTAATTAAATTTTGGGAAAAATTTTTCAAAAATTTTTAAAAATTTTTCCCTTTCAAAAAACATAAATTTTAAAAGGCTTTTTTAATCCAAATTAACAAGTTATTAACAGAAAAAGGGGAGGACAGATCCTCCCCTACGATGCCTTCAGGTTGATAAGGCGAGACAAGAGCGTCATTGTGGGAAAGGCAAGTTCGGAGTTGATTGCCAGGACGATTGGCTCGTTGTCGATTACTGCGAAGACTGGGCCTCCTGAAACTCCGAACCAGCCAAACCCAATGGTGTAGAGGCACTGGTTGTCGAGATAGACTGGAGTTGCTTCCCAGGTCAAACCAAATATTCCCTGAGGGCAGCCGAAGGAGAAGATGGGATTTTCGGAGATGATTTTCTTGATTAAGTTGATGTCGTCGATGACAACCTTTGCTGGCTTGAAACCTGGGAAGGTTAGCTGCGGAGCTTCGAAGACAGCAAGGTCAAGGTTTTTGAAGCAGATTGCTTCTCGAAGTTGGACTGTGAAGCCAACGAACTCATTGATACAGAAGTCAGCATAGATGTTCTTGATGTTACCTTCCAAGTTGTGAGCAGCAGTCAGGAGGCCGATGGTGGTAAGACAACCTCCCCCAACGGTATACTCCTTTTCGGTTTCAACGATAACGGAGCAGACGAAGGAACGGACAAGATGAGGAATGAACTGATATGCCTTGATTGGGGGAGAAGTTTTAAACTGCTTTCGGCGCTTCTGACGCTTATTTATTCGGAAGATAGGCTTGATAGTCTGAGAGAACATAGCACACCTCCTTTCATTTTGTTAGAAAGATTTTCCTGATGAACGAGATACCACGCTTTGGATGTACTCCAAGAAGGACTTGACATACAGAAGAAGTCAAGCCAAGACGTTGTTTGCTCCAATCATCGTCGGAGAGGAAGGTTCCATTGATGATGATAGTTTTCCCTCCCCAGTCAAGGACAGCGAAGGAGTGGAAGTGCCCCATACAGACAAAGTCGAAGTCTTCAATGGAGTTCTGCCAACGCATTACACGGGTAGTGATACCATACCAGGGGATTTGGTAGTGCATACGGATTGTGTCTCCGTGAACGAGGAGGAACTTCCAACGATAGATCTTTGCGATTTGATAGAAGGTTTCTGCGATGTAGAACTTGATGCGCTTTTCTCGAGAGAAAGAGGCCTTGAGGAAGTGATAGATGATATCATCAAGGTTGGTGGTAGTAGCGTGAAGTTTCGAGAACTGTCCGTGGTTTCCACGAACGCAGTAGACCTCAACTTTCTCGAAGTTACGAAGCATTTCTACGAAGAAGCCTTGAAGAACTGGGATAGCATATCGAAAAACCTGCTCGTGGACTACCACTTCCAGTTCATCGATGGACAGAAAGCGAGCAACCTCCTCGTTGTGAACCAAATCCCCTAACAGAAATACAACCAACTTCTTGACTGGGTGGGAATGACGATGAAGAGCAAGCACTTTTAGAACATTACGTGTAAGCCTAAAGAACCTCTCCTCAAATACGGAGGTGTTGTAAGTTGATGTCCGAATACCAACTTGAAAGTCACTCAAGAGCAGGACGAAAACTTCCTCGTCCCCCTTTCCTTGTTTTGCTTGCTTCAAAGGAGTTGGAGGAATTCGAGGAAGAATTTCGTCCGCAAGGTTGATTAACTCCGCAGCCAACTGCGAGATAATTTTTTCCTTCCGCATTTTCTCACCTCCTTTTTATTTTAGTGTTCTTAAAATAAATTTTATAAAACTTTTTAGAAAAGTCAAATGATTGATGTTGATTTTTACTTTTTATTTTCTAAATCCTACCTTTTCACAATAACTACATTTTTTATTTTTTATTAAGCTTCTTCCAGCAGTTATACCATAATTGTTTTGCTTTCTCTGGTTCATTTTTGAGTATTTGTATAGCAAGATATTTATTAATT